TTAGTTGATAAAATTAAGCAAATTATCAAAGAAACACCAAATGATATGGATTTGGGTGAGAAAATAAGACGGTTAAAATTTTATTAAACTATAAGCTATTTATATAAAATTAAAATCACATGAATAAAAAAACAATAATTAGAATTAACGAATCACAATTGAAGAATTGTATTAAAAAAATAATTAAAGAAGAGGTTGATACAATTAAAAAAGAGACAAGTTTAAAAGAAGAGGTTGGTGAAAAAACTAAGAACACTATTGATAAATGGCGTTCAGAAATGGGTGATCGCAAAACCGCTATTAAATTAATTGATTATATGCTAGAAAGAATGGTTGGCATGTCATCTGGTGATTTAGCTGATACAGCAACATTTGCAAATGGTATTGATGGTGTTGAAGATGCTTTAGTTGATGGTGATTATAAAGGGGCTTTAAATATTGCTGGTGATACAGCAAAAGAGATGATTGATGAAGAAAATGGTGATAGTGATTTTGAAATACCTGGTTTTGGGTACTAGGGATGCATTGAACGCTCTTAGAATTAGAGAAGAGAAAAAGGAATCATTTATGAAAATGAGAGCTGGTGCTAAAGGTAAAGTATTTGAAAATGAGGGTTCTGAACCTGAAATTATTTCTATTGATAGTGTTAAAGGTAATATAGCGTTGGTGACAATCAAAACAATTAATGGTGAAACAGAACAAATTGAGTTTGAAGTTGATAATATTGATCCCACAGAATTTAGTGATTATTATTATGCGGAATTAGTAGGTGAAGATAAAAATGGTATTTCGTATGAAATTTGGGCTGGTTATGAAATGAAGGATCATGAGATAGGTGGTAGAATACGAGATTTAACAACTAGTAATGATATTTATCTTAGTACGAAATGGAATAAAAAAGATGACATGGATGACATGGTTAGTAAGTATGATGATCAAGAATCTGGTAAATATACAAAGAATATGGATGATGTTGAATTAGGTGCTTTAAGTGAGGAAGTTGGTGATATGTTTGAGGGAGATAAGGATCAAATGGAAGCTAGTGGTAAAAAAGTGTATTACCATGTATTAGAAGATGGCGGATATGGTAATATAGGATATCATGGTTATTATGATACTCAAGAAGAGGCGCAAAAAAGAGCCGATAATTTATCTGAAATGTTCCCTAATTTAGAGTTTTATGTTGAATCTTCAAATAGTACACAGGAACCTTATAGTGTTACGTCTTCAAGCTATAATCCTGACAATGATATATATGAAGAAAAATTAACAGGTGACCAAGGTGAACTTGATACTGATGATGAAGAAAATGGTGATATGTTTAAGGATGTTAAAAAAGAAAAAATGCAGATGGAAGATATGGATTTGGGGCATGAGGATGATGAACCACATATGCTTAAAAGCGATCTATATCATATTGGGAAATACGCTATGGCACTTTATCAGATGGTAGACCAATTCGAAGGTAAAGGTGAGGTTGATTTTCCGCACTGGTGGCAATCAAAAATCATTAAAGCAAAAGAAATGATGTCTAGTGCTAAACATTACCTTGATTTTGAACTTAAAGAACCTAAAATAGACGCTATGGTGGATGCGGAAGACATGATGAATGAAGAAATTAATAGATTTAAACAAATTATAAATTACTAATTATGGCAAAAAAAACACAAACAAACTCTTCCAGAGGGTATAAGGAAAAAGCAAAGAAAAATCGACCTAATATTCACGCTAAAAGTAATACCAGTAAACAAAAGAAATCTAAAAATTATAAAAAAGCATACAGAGGTCAGGGTAGATAAATAAAAAGAGAGCTTTAAGCTCTCTTTTTTTATTCACGTATTAAAAAATATAACTCATCTTTTGGTCTTGTTACCGCAACATAGTGAATATTTCTAGATTCAATATCAACATCACCTTCATCGGTTAAATAGGTGTATTTATAATCATAATCATTTTCTATCATTTCTGGGTCAATTGAGTTTATGATTACACATCTTGGGAACTCACGACCTTTACTTTTATGTATACTTGTTATGAAAACTTCACATTCATTATTTGATTCAATGAAACCAATTAAACCCATAACATTACCATGATAAGGTGCCACAGCATCGATTCTTTTTTTCAATGATGGGTTAATCTTACCTTCTCGAATATTTTTAATATCTTGACCCGTTATAAAATTAAAATATCTCATTTTAATTTTCTTTTTCAAACATTCTTTTTCAATTTCTTTAATAGTGTAATTAGTTCTCGCTAACATTGTTAAAGGTTTACCATCCTCCATCATTTCAGCTAATTGGAACTCATCAATCAATTTATGATTAACAATACCTTCTTTTTCATGAAATGGTATTGCAGTTAAGTTACTGTATTTATTTGAATTTTCAACAATTTTAATAGCCGATCTAAAGTTCTTAGTAAGTGTCATTTGAATTGTTTTACGTTTACTCTTTAATAAACTCTCAATAGCCTCGCAATTAGCACCTGAAAACCCATATATTGATTGATTCACGTCACCAATTAAATGATATTGTTTCGCATTTAATTGTAATAATATTTTCATTTGTAGTGTTGATGTATCTTGATATTCATCAACAAAAACATATTCATATATATTCTCAAAATATTTTTTGTATTGTGGGTTTCTTGATAATTTTTCGGTATCAATTAACATATCAGAAAAATCTCTACTTTTTGTTTCTTTAATAAATTTAGCATACGCATCATAAAACCTTGGTTTTGCTGATTTAACATCATCCGTAGATTGTAGTTTATAAGCTGAAAATGATGCTGAAATTACACCACTTTCTTCATAAAATTTATCAATAGTTTCAGCATACTCTTTTTTAATTTTCATCGGATCTTTTATATGTGGTTTATATTTATCTTTATACCAATTGGTAAAATCATAAAAAGTAACAATAGGTTTAAATAATCCCATTTTACCTAATAAACTACTGGTAAAGCTGTGTATTGTTGTTATTTTAACATCGTGTTTAATACGAGATTTTAATTCATTAACAGCGTCATTGGTAAAACTAAAGAAGATTATTTTACTAGGGTCAACACCGTCTTCAACCATCTTATTTAACCTACCAACAGTACTGTGTGTCTTGCCCGAACCAGCTGTTGCCGATAGAATGATTGAATCTTCACCCTTGTAATTAATAAACTTTGATTGTTCATCTGTGTACATACCTATTTAAATTTTTTACAAAAGTAATAAAAAATTTGGAATTACGTTTATTTTTTTTTATTTTTGTATCATGGAATGTAAAATAAATTATAAAAATTCATTTGAACCTTGTATTAATACCTTTAAAAAGGTACAATTAAATGATGTTAAGAGAAAGCAACTATCCACAAAAATCATTCAATTAATAAAACAAGATGAGGTTAAAAAAAATAGGGAACTAAATGAATCTGAAATTGATTATTATCGTAAATTATTTATGCAAATTGCTGGTGATTTGGTTATTGAACAATTCTTGGATATTAGTATTGTGGATTTAAATGATATTTTAAATGTAAAGAAATCACAGATTAATAAACTATTATCACGCGGTGAAATAGATATCTGTACATTCACATATGGTTTATTTCCTTTAGTTTATAAATTAACTTATCGGAAAACTATTTTTGTTTGTATGTTACCAAATAAAAAAGATTATTACATATGCGGTATTGGTACCCCACTTATTGTTTCTGGATATTCTGACAAAAATTTACTATTATCTAACACATTAAGAGAAAATAATAGAGCGGGTTTTTTTGGTTTTTCCAGACTATTACCAATCCCTACTAATATTGGTGATTTTATCAGAATTATATAATATTTTAAACTATTTATAATTAAAATATTTTAATTATGAAAAAAATATACAGGATATCCGAATCTCAATTAGAATCAATAATGAATTACACAGAAGCTAAAAAGCTGGCTAATCATGGTCAACAAACATTAAGTGATGAAAGTGTTATTGATGAGGATTCAATAAATGAGATCGATGGCAATGCGGATGTGTTTACGGCGGAAACCACAAATATTAATTTATATTATGAGGGTTTAAATTCGATGTTTAAAGATTATATTAAACCAGGTACCAAAAATGTTATTTTAGTGGGCGGTAATGAATTTGATATTTATATAAATATTTATAAAGCAATTGCAAAATATGGTTTATCAATTGATTATATGCCTGAAGGTATTCAATCAATAGAATTAATACCAATTGGTATCTCATTAATGGGTATTTTGGATTTGACGGGTGATGACGATTCCTTTGAGGAAAGTTTTGAAATTACTATCGAGGGGGATAAAATTAAAGATAATACCTTATCTGGTGAATTTTCCGTTGGTGGATATGGTAATATTAATATTGGTGATTTAGCAGTTAGTAATGTAATGTTAACATCAAAAAGATTGTCTAATAATCAAGGTTTTTATTTAACTGGTATTGAGATTAATGAAAAGGCTGGTGGGTTTTTAATTGAATTCCAATATTAATTTACATTTATCATATTTTAATTATTTTTATTTTATAAAATAAAAAATATGTATACAACAGATTATAACCAATTGAATAATAACATAATAACATATTATAGTGAAGCAACACATAATATACGATTTACCTGGAAAATAAATTAATAACAACTATTTATAAAAAAAACAAAATGGCAAAATATAAGATAACTGAAGATCAAATGCAAAAAATATTTGAGGCGATTGAATCCAAAAAAATAACGGAGTTTGTTGATAATTATCCACCTGGATCTGACACGAGTAGTGCGCCATGGAATCAAGGGGGTGGTAAAACAAGTAAAGCTATTACTAGTGATGGTAATTTTGAATTGGTTGCTAACACTTTCGCTTCTTTTTTAATTAGAAATAAAGAAAATAATCAATTGTATTACACGGATATTGATGCATGGGAAGGATTGTCGGGTACAAATAAATGGTCTGATATTAAAGATGAGTTATTCGATTTTCTCGAAGTACCTGAAGAGAGTGTTGAGGATGAGGATGGTAGAAGCATGGCACCAGTTGAGGATTGGAAGGATTCTATTAACAGTGATGATTTAGCTGACGCGTTAGTTAATTACATGAATTATAATACATCGCGTAATAATGATATAAATATTGTTAACTCTGAGGAGTGGCAAGATGGTAATGGTAAATTCGTTATTATCAATAGTGATAATATTGATGATATCACAAACGGTTCTTTAAAAGAAAAGGCAATTGCTTTTCTTAAATAATATCATTAAATAATTCTTTTTGTTCTTTGGGTACTTCTATATACGTAT